AAGTAAGAACTGTGTGTTAGTAGTCTCGTCAATAGAAAACTCATTCAACACATTTTGAATAGTAGAGTAAGTATCTTCGTTAAGATCTTTGCGCTTCTCAAGTGACAACTTAAGAGCCTCTATGGTGGGAGGCTCTTTGTATTGATCTACATACTCGGTAACAGTATTGAAGATTTTACGATAAGACAGGTCTTCAAAGTAATCATCTTTGAGATAAGGAAATACCTTTCGGCTATACTCCTCATTCAGTATCAGATTCGATAAGATCGTCTTCTCTATCATCTTCAGCTTCTCCCATTTCAAGTGTAGTTAATTTGAATTTACTTTCAACATACTCGTTAAACTTAGCATCAGCGATCAGCCCTTCAAAGAACGGAGTATCAGCTTCGATATCTTTCAGCCTACGCTTTGGTTCAATTACTTCACCAGTTCGTTGGTCAACTACGTTGTACCACCCTTGGTTAGCTTTACATAAGTGTCCAGATTCAAGTGCTAATTCAAATAGACTTGAGTATTTCTGAATACCTGTATCGTACAATACTGTAAATGGTAGTTTAGCTTTTTCTTTAACATACCTAGACTTCTCAATATTAATTGTGAACTTGAACCCTTTAAGGTCAGTACCTTCTTTCTGTTGAGATTTAGATATAATAAAGATCTGATTAGCTGAATAGTAAATACCAGTACCACCTGAAACGATGTTCTTAGGGAACAGACCGATTTCTTTATAGGTATGGTTAATAGCAACCATTGGAATATCTTTACCAGTTAGCTTAGGTGTAACGATTCTGAATAGTGACTTAAGCTGTTTTGCTCTTGTCATATCAGCAACTGATTTCTCATCTAGAGCATCTTGTACTTCTTTACGAGAGGCCAAGTTACCAATAGAGTCGATCATAATAAAGACTTTATCGCCCTTGTCAATCTCGTCTAGTCGTTTAGTAGCGTCAAACTTAAGTTGCTCTACGTCTTCGATTGGAACGTGAATAACACGGTCAGTATCAATGTTGTAACTCTCAAGATACTCTGGAGTAATACCATACTCTGAGTCATATAAGATTGCAACACCTTCTGGATATTTCTTTAGATAAGCTTTCATGCAGTATAGGCCAAGCAAAGTTTTAAAACTCTTTGATTCACCTGCTACTACGGTCAAGCCGGGTAGTAAACCACCTTTAAGTGAGCCGCAGAAAGCGATATTCACAATAGGAAGTTCTGTTTGTATCGGATCTTTAACATTAAAGAAGGACGATTTAGATAGGACAGTCGATCCTTTGACTGACCCCGCCTTCAACATTTTGTCTAATAGACTCATAATTTATTCTCCGCTTAGAATTTGATGTAATTGATCTGCAAAAGCGTCAAGTTTCTCGTAACGGTTAGGCCAGTAGATATAATCTTTTTCTGGGTTAGCCTTGAGATTGTTTAACAATGGAATTACAGCTTCGTACATGATTTGAGCTTTGGCAGCTGCGCTTTCAGCTGTTGCTGATGATGCTTCTACTTGAGCTTTACTTTCTTGTACTACTGATAACTCATCTTCTGTCATGGCTGTAAAGCCAAAATCAAAATTGGTCATGTCGATTGTTTGTTTAGTTGACATACTTTCTCCTGTAAATGTGGGGCCCTGAGTAAGCAGCCCCACTCTGGTTTAGCCTCTGGCGAGATCTTTAAAGATTGCAAGATCATCGTCATCATCATCAACAGATGCATTACTACTTTCTGCTACATCAGGAGTCGCAGGTGATGCTTCTCTAATTGAGCTTGAAATATCAAGATCGTCTGATTCTGTGGTAGTAGTTTCATAAGGTGACGGTGCTGCCACTTCAGGAGTTTCAGCTGCAAGGTCCAATACTCTAAAGAGCTTGGTCTTGAGTTCACTGTAAGTTTTGAAGTTGCCTTCTTCAACAAGAGACTGTAAAGAATGTTGTTGTGTCCATACAGCTTCCATTGCATCATCGTCATCTAACAGCGGAGACGGTGCATCGAATTCAGACTTATCGTAGTTTGGGTAACCCTCAAACTGACGGATTTTAAGTCTAAAGTTAGCGCCTTCCCACAGGTCAAACGGATTTACTGGATCTTCGTCTTCAAAAGTCGGATTCATTAGATCATTCAACTTATCAAAGATTTTCTTACCAAACGAATACATAAAGACTTTGCCTTCATTATCCGGATTGCTAGGGTCTTTGACAATATACACATTAGAAGTATACTTCAATCTGCGTTTTTGTTTACGAGCTTGGTCTTTATCAGCGTCAACACCTGTATTCCAAAGTTTAGAGTTAAACTCTGATACTGGGTCGTCTTGGTTGATAGTAGTCAAGCTGTTTTCAATATACCATAAACCAGTAGGGCCTTGAAAGCCGTGGTCCCAAACTCTTACGAAAGGCATTTCTTCGCCCTCGGTAGCTGGTAGGAAACGAATAATTGCAAAGCCATTTCCAGCTTTATCTCTTGTTGGTTTCCAGACTTTCCCTGCGTTAGGGTCTTGGTATGATTTAGATGAAATCTTATCGAGCTGAGCATTCAGTGATTCTAGAGATTTCGAACGATTCTTCTTGAGCGAAGCAAAGTTAGTAGGTGCCATAGTTGTTTCTCCTTTAATATAGCGTTATATTTGCGTAGTATTACACATCGAAGTGGACACGAATTATGTCCTTAAACTTCTTTTCATCGTATAACAAGAAAGGTTTATACTTTCTTGATAGTCTTATTATATCACGTGAGATAATTTTGTCAACTACTTTTTCACTCCAATACTCAAAAATATTGGCAGCGTGAGTCAGAATAGTGAAGGTCTCTAATGAAATCTTCTTCTGACAATACTGTGTCATGATATACGGATGTTGACCATCTCGTGATATAAAGTTTTGCTGATAGTCATCTTTAAGATGTTTCAGCTCGGATTTAAAAGTATAAGTCAATGACTCAATCTTTTTCCTCCAATCGTTGTATCTGTATTCGGCTTCGCTGTCTAGCATCTGCCTTATCCAGATATTTGGATTATTTATAAAATTTGCCAACATATAGTTGACTGTATCTTCTTTTTTCGACAACTTCAAAAAGAAGTATGCATCATTACGAGTACGAAATTTATCGATTGATGCTCTGATCTTTCCATTGTACTTTACATAGTCGTAAGCATCACTTGTGAAGTGTTTCTTCAACGCCAAGTAATTTACGTAAGTTTCAAAGCCTTCATCATTTATCATTACATAGGTCGTCTAGGTTTGCTTTTTGTTCATCAACCTTTACCATTCTAAGGCCGATAGCTTCTGTTCTAATCTTCTCACGAAGTATTGAGCTTTTCTTAACAATTTGAGCAATAGTTTCTATTTCGTAGTTATTCTTCTCAGCGAAATCTACAAGTGCTTCAATATAAGGAACACCTCTAGATAGTTGTCTTGAGATTTCATGGTGTATCTTATCTGGCGTCAGTAACACAACTGCCATGTTTGAATCTCCTATTTGCTTTTTTGTCATAATATCCCTTTATTATATACCATATTGGGCCATTTGTCAACCTTTATTTTTGGTAATTGTGAATAAAGAATGGGTTGAATAATCATACCCAACCCATATATTATAACACAGTTTACTGCGTTTGTCAACAGTTATTTTACTTTTGTTCTACGAAAGAGTAAAGCTCATTGGCAACTGCGATGATCTCACTAGCTTTTAATTGCTTAGCTGGAATCGTTTTAGTTGCTTCTGGGTTACTGTCATTGAATGAATGAACAGAGTTAACTTTCCTATCAATGTTACGCTCTAGTAGGTCTTGAGCTTGCACTAATAGATTTGCGCGGATCTCATATCCGGATGTTGGGTTTGACATATTTTCTCCTTGTGTATATGTGTGTCCTAAGTACAGAGTATTCCGTACTTTAGATTATATATTATATCACAAGTTGGAGTGTTTGTCAACTACTTTATGACTTCAAATAGAACATTATCTACATATTGATCCTTCACATCTTCTGGAATCCCCATTGCAAGGATAGAGCTGTGTAGCATCTTATTCATTTTCTGGTTTTCACAGTATTTGTTTTGAGCTGCAGTTGTATCAATTGTTGTTTTGTAAGGAACTATAGATGAACTTTCTAAATAAAAGCTTGTTAGTTTAAGTGCGGTTTCACACAATTGATCTAACTCTTCTCCAGGCCTAACAGAACCAGCTGCCATCATGTCAACCGAGAATATTTCTTTAGCCCAAGGTGGTAGCTCACGTTCTCTGTTCCAACTTAAATCTTTAACAGTCTCACGGAAATATTCTTGCATTAGATCAGTAGAAAAACCATTATATGTTTTACTATAATCACAAAAGACACCGCTTACCTTATTAGGAGTAGCTACTATATCTAAACCAAAGATCGGCATATCACAGTAGATACTAGGAAAGACATTAATGTGCATGAGCCACATTTTATTCTTACCAACTGGTTCTATTGTTTTAAGATGAGCTTTACGAATATTATTTGATTTCCAAAAATGATCTTTCCACCCAGGCAGATCATCTGTATGAATATGTTTATCGTTATCGTACTTTTCTAAATTCTTAGAAAATAAGCTACACAACTGATCAGCTAAATGCCTTAGCTCGGCGAATAATTCTGATTCGATCATGAGTCGTAATGATCGTTTGGCATTGCTTCAGCCAAGATTGTGTCGCTACTATCGTAATCTTCTGGATTTTCGTGATACATTTCGATTAGCTCATGGAACATACTTTCTGCAAATTCAAAACAATGTTTTGCTTCTTCTTCCATTCCGTCATGTAGTAATTCACGTACTCCAGCGATCAGCGCTTTACGATCTTCAAACTCGTACATTTGACCAGATCCAGGAATATTCCTTTTGATAATTTGACCACCATGTGCATCACCAAAATGTCGAACATATAGATGAGCCAAGAGTCCGTCTGTATTATTCTTTTCAGCTAATATATTGACATGCTTTTCATATTGTATAACACTTCTCAATTGCTCTTCGATTTCATCTAAATCATAAGTTGCTTCAAGTTCAACTAAGTCTTCTTCAATCTGAGTTGATCTAAATATTGACTCAAGCTCCATTGGAACTTCTACAACACTTTCTAGTGCTGAATAGTTAGCTAGTTGAGCATGTAGGTATTGTTGATATAACCTTGGTGGTATGTTTCCACCTAATAGCATATCAGCGAATTCGGTTCTTTCAGCGTTATCGTGGTGCTCTTTGGTTAGAGCCTTAAGGTTGTTTGACATTTTCACTCCATATCATTGTTAATTGTTGTTGCTATACATTCCTATTTATAAATAATATACGAATAGACAGGAACAGAAAAATTGATAGAGTTAACTGATGCAGCAATACTTAAAGCGATTGAGAGAACGACGGGCGAAGGTAGAGATACTATTCGGCTTGGTGTCACTGCTGGCGGCTGTGTTGGTTTTGAGTACGTTATTTGTTATGCTGATCCAATTACTAGTGAAGATACTATATTAGATTTTGGTAAATTCAAAATAGCTATTGACTCATCGTCCGTAGAATATTTAGAAGGCTCTACATTAGATCATGTTAAAGAGGGATTAAACACGTTCTTTAAGATCATTAATCCAAAAGAAACAAACTCTTGTGGTTGCGGAGTTTCAATAGGGTTTAAGTAGAATGTCAAACGAAACTAATATAAATGGTAAAAGTTGGAAGAAAGTTTCAGCTGGTAGTGATTTTAGCGATCCAGATACCTGGAAAGGTTTAGCAATTGTTATAGTATTGGTTGGAAGTTTTTTAACAGCCCACTTAATGGGTTGGACCAATAACACGTATTATAGTAACCAATATAAAACTCAAAATAAGGAATAAAAATGAGCGACGAACTAGAAAAGATCCATCACCCGGCAGACAGTAATGGAGACGGAAAGGTGTCTAAAGAAGAACAGAAAATGTACTTAGAGTTTAAACGAAAAGAACTCGATGATGCAGATGCTATGCGAGATGCACAACGTAAAATGACATGGTTTGCTTTAGGCGGATTATTGTTATATCCGTTTGCAGTAGTACTTGCGTCGTTGGTTGGACTTGATGAAGCTCAAAAGACTTTGGGTTCAATGGCTCCTACTTACTTTGTTGCTGTTGCTGGTATTGTTGCTGCCTTCTTTGGCGCTCAAGCTTACTCCAAGAAATAAAAGAGACAAAAAAAGGGGACCGAAAGGCCCCCGATTTGTTTGGTTATAATTACAGACTTGCGCTTACGCTAAAGGCATAGTAATTACTGTCAGCCACTAAATCTTGACCAACATTAAAACCTACAGAGAACTTATCATTTAGTTCCTTTGTTAATCTAAGACCAACTGAGTCTTGGAATTTTCCGAATACTTCCGTACCTTCTCCACCAATCTCATAGCCAATTAGTTCAACGTCTACAACAGTAATAAATGGTACTGCGTAGATTGCTTCGATTGTGTATACATCTGAATCAAGTGTATCATAATAGTTTACTGTGAAACCATTACTACTGAATCCAACTAAATACTCTTCGAAATCAAAAGCATCGCCTTGATAGTCGTATTTAATATAACCAACAGTTACATCAAGTACTCCGTCTACAAGAGCTCCACTCCACCCTGCATATAAATCCACTTCACGGTCAACTTCTCCACCGAAATCTACATCTGATGTCCATGCACCAATATAAAATCCTTTGTCGTCGTTGTAGTCGATTCCGACTTGAAGTGCATTCTCTGCGCCTTGAGTCATTCCTCTCCATACGTAATCGTTTGTGATAGTGGCTGAACCACTGAGGTCTGCGAATGCAGTTGTTGATAGCATTAATAGAAATGCTGCGAATATGTTTTTCATAATATAATTCTCCTTATTATTAACATAGTAAATTAGATCGCCACCATTAGCAATCCTCATATTAGTCGTTTCCGACCAAATTCTTTATTACTCTACTGCGTGTAAAGTTTCAGTCGTGACGGTATCGTTATAATCACCATCACTAAAATGCCGAACGGCTGTTTCTTTATATAGGAATCCATTGTGTACTCGATAGGAAATAACTTCCTTGCGAAATACTCCATCCATTTTATCTAGTGACGTTCTGA